GAAATCCATAATGACAAGGTGGAAGAACCATTTGGTCTAATTCACCTACATTCCAAGCATTAACCATTAATCGTCTTGAGTCTGGATTTGTTTTGAGGTCGTTGATTAGGTTTGCGATTTGGTCTATATAATCTATAATATGGAGTGTTTCTTTATGTTCGGTATCTTCTACTTTCCTATATCGTTTCCAACTTCTCCATTGCTTACCATAGATTGGACCTAGATCACCCCACTTGTTAGCAAACTCATTATCGGTTTTGATACGATTGATGAACCCTTCTTGATCGTATTTTCTTCCCATATCATAAACTTCGCCATTTAGTTCCTTTTTAACTGGTTCCATCCACTTTGTGTCAATACAAAGTTTGTCATAATTCTTATAAGCATCACCATCCCAAATATGACAATTATTATCAACCAAATACTTAATATTTGTATCACCTCGTAAGAACCAAAGAAGTTCTGTTACGATTGTTTTGAATGGCATCTTCTTAGTTGTAAGTAAAGGAAAACCATCACTCATTTTATGACGAATTTGTCTTCCAAAGACGGAAATAGTGCCAGTTCCAGTACGATCTTCTTTATTAACACCATTTGATATAATGTCAGTTAATAAGTTTTGATAGTTCAAATCTAGGGTATTCATGTAAATTAAATTAGTTTTTCTGTGTTAAAAAAATTTCGAGCTTAGGCCGAATTTGTCTTTCTATTTTAAATGCTGGCGCAGAATACGTGCTAATTATTTTTTGCACAGTATTTGGCCCAGGGATCCCCTTCATTGTTCGATTATTAAAGCTTTCGTCAAATAGGGTTGTGCCTCTTTCTTCAATTTGAGTAAGAGGTTTAGAATAGTCAAAGGTAATAATATTTCCGCCAGCCATTGCCTGCGGATTAAATTTTGCGAGGTCCCAGCCTTTCTCCATAATAAAAGAGTGAACCTCTTTTCCAAGGGGTCCACTAAATATAATTCGATCTGGCCACTTATCTGTTTCGTCACGAAGCTCGCAAAGAGCGTCTGAGATTAGAGCAAATAGGTTTTGCGCAAATGCTGCATCTTTTTCTTTAGGTACATTAAGATTCATGTCGACGGACGGTAAACTCAGAAATCTGAGTCTCTTCCCTTAAGTTTTGAGTAATTTTTCGAAGAATTGGGTTTACTCGATCGCTGCCTTTTCCATCTAACCACATTCTACCATCTTCTTTGCAGATGAATGTACGTTGTGCATCATCCATGCAAGAAAGTTTAAATGCATCTGAAGTATCCGGAACCACGCCAAAGTGGAAAATAAAAACTTCTCTTGAATAATAGTCCTGCTTTGCATCTGCAAACTTCATTAACACTGAATATACTTGCTCCGCAACTCGAGTCGGCAACTTTTTCATAACCTATTACTTGATCACACCCATGATTTTAGATTCTTGCACACTTACTACTGCAAACTCTGCAATCGAATCTTTAAACTTATCTTTAAGCTTGTTTTCCGCATCGGAAATATCCATTGCTTCTACTAAATACTGTTCGTACATTTTTCTAGCGCGACCAGTACGGTCATCAATTGTTTCAAATTTTACTTTTGCGATGTAATACATATTAACTGGTTTTTTTGATTAATTTTTTTTGAATAAAATTTACAGATTGAATAGGTCCAATAAAAGCTTCGTATTTTCTATGAATACGAACAAATTCTTCATGTCCTCTAGTTTTATATTCTTCTTTAAGCTCTTTTAATTCTGGTAAATACCTTTTATTGAATCCCATACTTTTTTATACTCCGGTTGACTTATTGGTTTTTTGAAAAAATTTTAATTAGGTTGTTCTCGTTACTCCGCAGGTTAAATCAAATATAATTAATTGTATATGTTTTTCCGTCTCTAATTAAAGATTTATTATTTTTTGCATATCTGGTGAGAGTTTGTCTCGGTATTTTTAATTGGTTCTCGGCTTCATGTATGCTATTAAATTCTATTGAATTAACAATTATTTTTTTTGAAGATTTTCCTTTAAGCGATAATGATATTTTATTTTTAGTATTAACACTATGGGATTTTCCTTTAAAATAGGAAGTATTTTCTCTTTTTACTCCATACATTCCATTGTTTTCACCAATTTGTCCTCCTCTATTTTTTATTTTAATATTGAATTGGAGAAGAGTCTCTTTTATAGTATATGGTCCATGAGAATACATTTTAGCTAATTTAATCATACTTAAACCGCTCAAATAATTATTACATATTTCATTTTTTTCTTCTTCTGAAATATATTTTGAGTTAAAATGTTTCTTATCTTTGAGAAAGTCTTGAATAGTCGGTAGCGAAACCATTGGAATATTAAAATGTTCAAAGCCAGATGATCTATTACATAATATTCCATTGTGATCAAGATCTAACCTTCCATATTTTTGTATTAACTCAAATTCTAAATAAAAAGCTTCATAATTTTCAAGATCTTCTTTATATTTTTCAATAATTGGTTCCATTTTTAATTGTGAAATGGCTTGAAGTTTTTCTCTTAATATTCGATTATAGTGCGAGTTTCTTCTTTTCCAATGAGAATATAATCTATTTCCCTTACCCTTTCCTATATAGAATATTTCAAGAGTAATTGGGTCTTTATAAAAATAAACGTAATACATTTTCTTTTAATTATTTATCCGAGGTCTCTTCAAAAATAATTATATTTCTCGAGAATCTCCATATACTCCTTTAAATACTGGAAATCGTAATGAATATGATCCATGTTGATCAACTGTAGATTCAAAATATTGAACGTTTATTATTTTTCCTACGATCTTTTCAGGGTTTTTAAAATATCGACGACGCTCATCCATATTAAATCCACTACCTACTTGTACTCGGTTTCCTTTGTGTTCGACAATAACGGCACTTAACACTATTTCTTCAACTTCACGTTCTTCTACAATAACTCGTTGTGCTCCCATAATTGCCTCTACTACTCTATATTCCGCATCAAAAAATTCCTTAAGCTTTAGCATGTTTTTTGTACGATCCCCTTCATATCCAACATCTCGACGTGCAATCAAACCTTCCCAACCTTTTTCCTTTGCAGTATTTCTAAAATAAACAAGTTCTTCTGCGCTCTTCAATATGCTCTGCGGCAGGGTCACCAAAATCTTCGAATCAAATGATTTACGAACTCGACGTTGGGATAGGGCAACGGTTCCAGTACCACTATCAAACTCTTCTAGAGTTAAGATATCGAAGACCCAATACCTTGGTAACTTAATAGTATGGTCCTTGCGCTGAATCTCTTTCAGGATTCCCTGAAAGTCATCTGAGCCATCTTCTTTCATTACACATATTTCACCATCTAACACGCAATCGGTAATCCCCAAGCGTCTGATTTCCTCTTTTACTACTCCAAGAGTTTCAAATTCCTTACCGTTTCTTGAAAAGCAGCGAACTGTTCCATCCCGAACAATCGTTAAGCATCTAACTCCATCAAGTTTTCTAGAAAGAAACCAGGTACCATCAGTTATGTCAATATTTTTAACTTTTGTAAAATCATGTGCGAGTGCAACGTTAAATGTCGGGATGAGTCCAGGTTTCACTCGATTGATTAGAGTGGTCGTTGCTCTGGTTTCAAGGTTTCGATCGATTACTTGGTAAATAAAGTCAGCATATTTTGAGTTATGTTGAATAAAGGAATTAGCTGCAGCGATTGCCGCATGACCAGTAAGCTTTCTCTCATTGAGATCGTCTAACAAATAGAATAAGTTATCATATACTTCACCAGGTGCAAGTATTTCAGATCTCTTCTTTAAGTTAGCTGAAGTTACACCATACTGTTTATATGGATGGTATGTATATTGCAGCACCTTAAAAATAAACTCGTCATCTGAGTATTTTTTAAGTATTTCAATCTTGTGGTTTGTTGAGTTGGAAGCATTCATTTCTCCAATAAATGCTAAAAGTGTTTCGAAATTACCAGTCATATAATATGTATAGATTATAGATACTATACTATAAATTGGTAAAATTATTAAATCTTAAGGGAACAGTCGCCGTCGATATTTTGATCGCACCATCCAGATTTTATTTCAACTGCAAAGCGCGCAGGTTTTTTACTAAAGTATTTAGGAATATTGTGATCGTCGGCTCCATCATGTGCAGCCATGGTTTCATGCCCAATATAATTCATGTTAGAATCAAAAAACATAATATCTAATGAAAAGGGCACGTCCTTCATCCAAAAGGATCGAGTGTCTTCTCCGTCATACACAAATAGTATTCCTTCTCCGTCTCGCGGTTCTTCAGTTGCTCCCATATAACCTTTTGCTTGACTACGAGGAGTAGTTGCAACCATTAATTGTAATGGTTTTCCAGCAATTTCGGCAGTTATTGTTTTGCCATCAACTTGATTCTTTCTACAGAAAGTTTCAAATAGTGGAATTGTAGTATTTTGAAGGTATTCACTCATCATAGTTATTTATCTTAAAAAGAAAAAGCGAGTAGTCGCATTGCGTCCACTCGCTTTAATAATTAGCGATATATTGAATTACTTTGCAGGTGTTTCTTCGCCTTCAGCTGGTTCTTCACCTTCTGCTGGCTCTTCGCCTTCAGCTGGCTCTTCGCCTTCAGCTGGCTCTTCGCCTTCTTCTCCCTCTTCTAGCTTTTCAATACGTTCAGTAAGATCTTCTATCATTGCTTTTAGGTCTTCAAGAGTTACCTCTTTGTCCTCTTCATCACCTTCTTCAGCAGTAGTTTCGTCAGCTTCTTCTGGATTAGTTTCTTCATCTTCTGGATTAGCACCGTAACTCATGCTATGATCTCCGTAAGGATTACCACCATATTGGTTTTCTCCCTCGTTGTCCATTGGATAAACATTATCGTCATCCATTGATTCATTGATACGAGACTTCATGAATCCTGCAAAGTTTTTTACTCTCATTGTTGTCAATTTTTTTATTATTTATCTGAGAGAGTAATTACTTTTCTCAGTTTTTTAGCTCTGCCTCTAGCACTTTAATCTCTTCATCAATCTTACGAATAGCCTCCATTGCTGGGCGGAACATCATTGAAATTGAAAATAATTTTTGAGCAGACTCCATACCTTTTCCTGTAACTTTAGTTAAGAAAAAATTAAGGGATTCAATAGTTGACGAAGGCAATGAGATTTGAACTTGTTCTGTTTTCTTAGGATCCATTTCCTGTAAAACATTATCAATTGTCAATATTGTCATAATTACAAGATATGCTTCATTTGGCCCCTTCCACTCTATTTTTTGGTTAATAGCATTCTTAACGTATTTTAAA